CACCGAGACGAGGTGGAACTCCAGTTCCCGCGTGGGCACCGGGTACACCGTCATGGTGATATCCGGCATCTTCATGTTCACCCACATGCTCTGCGGGTAGGTGGACGTGACGGTCTTCAGCGCAATGCCGTTGTACTGCTGCTGGTTGATGAACATCAGGCCGTAGCTGATGCCCGTCGTCGGGTCGCGGAAGTAGCAGGAATCGTCCAGTTGCACCGGGCGATTGCCGACAAAGTCCCCGCTGGGGCCGAGCGTGCGTTCGTAGACGTTTGCCGGCCAGTTGAACACCTGGTCCTGCGTGGAAAACACCGACAGGCGCTCGATGCTCCACGAATCCAGCATCTGGTTCAGTGCCGTCAGCGCGTCCTGCGCTGTTTCGGCCGATGGGGTTTCGCCCTCGGCCAGTTGGCCGATCAGCCGCAGCGCGGCATAGATTTGGTCACCGGCTGTCGTGGACATGCTCGGGCTCCTTGCGACGGCGCCTCCCGAGCATGTGGTTCATGGGGACAACGGCGTCATCCCCGGGCTCGTCGGGCTCACCCGGAGTATACCGCTGCCAACCGTTTTGTTCGTCGTATTCTGCCTCGGCCTCCATCGTGGCGATTTTCTGGCCGTGGCGGGGATGCTCAAGGTAGATCAGGGGCACAGGTCGCCTCCAGGTTGCTGGCGCAAATACGTGTGAAAGTTGCCCGGGTACGATTTGTCCGCGCTGTGGTGGTCAAGCTGCAAATCCGGCACAAGCCAGGCATCGCCGCCGCATTCTTCCCAGCGCCGGCAGAAAGCGTAATCTTCGCCCCACCACACGCCCTTGTGCGCGCCGTGGTTGAACAGATCCACGCTCATGCGGTATTTCTCGCCGTAGCACAGATCCGGGTAGGCGGTCATAAAACGGTCCACAGCGGCCGTTGTGACCTTGAGGAACCCTGCGGGCAGGAGTCGCGCTTTGATCGCGCCATCGGCCCGTACAACGGGCGTGCCGGCAGGCGTGCTGTGAATGGTGCCCATGTAGGACACCTCGTCAGCCTTAAACCGATAGGTGCCGCCAACGACGTCACCCGGGGTTTCAATGAGCGTAAGCAGATCGGCTGGCCGCCAAGACAGGTCGTGGTCGATAAAGACGATCACGTCCGCCTTGGCGTCCAGCGCTTTGCGCAGCATGGTTGCCCGTGCCGCGCTGATGTACGGGTTGCCTACCTCGTTGACCATACCCTCGTCCCAACCCGCGGATTTGATGAGGGGGATGGACGCCTCCAGACTGTCTAGGCACTGCTGGTACGGGCGTTTGATGGTCGGAACGCAGAAGACAACCTTGGCCATGTGTCAGTGACGGCTTACGCCGCGCCTTTCCACAGACCAACACCGGTCAGCGTCGCGCTGACTTCAGCAGCCCAAGCGGCCAGATTGGACGCCACACTGATGTAGGACGATGCCGACACAACGGACGCAGCTTGGATGGCCGCGGCGCGCTGAGCAGCCGGCGTGGCGCCGTAGAAGCCCAGCGTGCCGGTGGCCGACGGTTGCAGGGCAACGGGCTGACCCGAGCGACCGACGTTCAGAGTTTCGGCGGTGTTGCCGTCGCCGACCTGTTCGCCGTCACCGATCTTCGGAGCTTCAAAAGTTTGAGCAGACATGATGTTCCTTTCCGCCGCTTATGCGGCACCCTTCCACAGGCCAAGGCCCGTGAGAGTGGCATTCACCTCAGCGGCCCACGCCGCAAGGTTGCTGCCGACAGTGATGTACGACGAGGCGCTGACGACAGAAGCCGCCTGCACCGCTGCCGCACGCTGAGTGATGGGCGTCGCGCCGTAGAACGCGATCTTGCCACCGGCACTGGGGAGTGCCCCCAGTGCGCAGTCGTCAAGATCCTGGTCCGTGTACGCAACACCAATGGGCTTGGTGTAGGACATGGTCAATCACCCCCAGAGACGGACGGCCATCTGCGGACGGATCACGCTGTAGCCGTACAGCACATCGATACGACACGGCATGCGGTCGTTGTTGATGTCGTACTGGCGCACGATCCGCATGCTGATCCCGTTGTGAACCTTGCGCGAGGCCATGTCCACGCCGTTGGGCAGCAGCAGGTCCGCCGTAGCAAACGTGATGGCGTCCTTGTGGTAGATCAGGTTCTGCGGGTACTGCGTGGAGGCAGAGCCGAGGAACGTGACCGTCTTGCCGGACACCGGGAACGAGTCCACCGTTGCGAGCGCCTGACCCGACGTGTAGATCGCCGGGCTCACGCTGACGGTGTACGCGCCGCCCACCGCGGTAGCATCCGCCGTCGCCACGAACTGCTGCAGGGAGCCAGTGGACTCGCGGGTCTGCGGGTTCACTGCGAAGCAGTCTTGAATGGTGAAGACGTCGCCCTTCTTGATGGTCTGCGTGCCGGTGCCGGTAATGGCGATCGTCGTGGCCCCTTGGCTGGAGACGGTCGTCGTCACCGAATGGCTGCCGGTGCGCGTGCCCGTGGTGTGCTGCTTGATGGACTGCGACATGTTGATCTCGTCGTAGCCCAGCACACCCTCGCCCATCATGCCGTTCTTGAACTGGCGGGAGATGGTCGAGGTCGGGTTGAACAGGCCCTTCATGCCTTCCACCAGGCCGGCGTTCGCAGCGGGGTTCACCGTCGCGTAGCGCGGCGACATCAGCGCGGCCGACTCGTTCAGCTTCTGCTGGCCCTGCAGCAACACAAGGCTGGTAGCAGGCGTCGTGCCGGGGGTGCCGACCGACTGGAAGATGCTCTGGAACGAGTTGGCGACGTCGGCGTCGATGCTGGCCGCAAGCTGCGACACGCGCGGCTTGAGGATGCGGTCAGCAAAGTCGTCCAACGACAGAGCCATCTCGGCGGACGTGAAGTTCACGCCGATGTGCTTCTGCGAGGCGACGGTCAGCGTGGTGTACTGCTCGTTGACCTCTTGGACGCCCAGCGCGGCGCCGTTGGTGACCAGTGCGCGATCCGGCAGGCGGATACGCAGCGTGTCGCCGATCTTGGCGCCTTCGACGGCGAACGAGCTGTCGTACTGGCGGTTGACGTTGCGGGTAATGACAAGATTGTTCTCAAGGATTTCCAAAGCCTTGAGAGTAATCATGTCAATCGTAAGGAGCGATTGGCTCATTTGTGCACCTTTACAATTTGTGTTACGATCATGATTCCATAGCCACCTAGGAGTCGCACCATGTCAAGCATACTTGTAGACGGCATCGAGTACCGAGCCGTGAACCACCTGTACGCTGTCTCTCGATGCGGAAAAGCCCTGCGGAACGGACACCCGTACTTGCCCGTAGTTGGCGCCGATGGTTACCCCACCCTTGGAAGAAGAATGAGGCTCCACCGAGCCGTAGCTATGTGTTGGCTTGAGAGTTTTGCCCCCAAGAAACACATTCACCACATCAACGGAAACAAGTTGGACAACCGCGTTGAAAACCTTGAGTGCTTGACGGCTCAAGAGCATCACGGCAGTAGGCACTTTGAACTGCATTCCGCCTCTGGACAATACGTTAGAACCGAGGCCACCAAAGAAAAACTTCGGCAGGTTAGGCTCGGAAGCGTAACGTCCGAGGAAACGAAGGCAAAACAACGTGCCGCGCTGCTGGGACGCACACGACCCAACTTCCCGCGAGCGGGGCATAGCGAGGAATCCAAGGCCAAAAGAAGCCTTGAACACCCGCGCAACACTGCCTGCAAGGTGTTTGGTGTCGTGTACCGCTCCTTTGCAGAAGCGGCTAAAGCCACTGGCATTCATCGGTTTACGCTGCGGAAGCGATGCCTTTCAGACAACTTTCCTGACTACGAACTTCACGGTTAACGATTTCTCGCTTCCCACTGCCGGACCTGGCGCTGCCTCTCGGCGGCAATCCAGTCACTCGGCGACATTTGCTTCACAGACCGCGGGTCCGTCGTGTCGAGCGACGTTGCCGTGGACCGTGCCGTCACCGGAGAGATCGGCTGTGGTGCTGCGGTGGATTTCTTGACCGGCGGAGACGAGGCGAGTTTCGACTCGATCTTGCCGATTTCCTTTGCCTGCAGAATTGCCGGCAAGCGGGCGATACGCTCAGCTTCCTTGGGGTTGGAGCCCAAGTAGTAGGCCACATCCGGGCCTGCGTCGGACGCCTGGATGGTCTGCGCCATGATGGGCGTGATGGGCAGCTTGGGGTTGTACACGACGTCTTCATAGTCGTCGTAACGATCCCGAGCAGCGTCTTCACGCTCACCGTGCGAGGCCAAAACCTGCGCCTGCTGCTGCTGGACTTCACGCTGCTGAACCAGTTCTGCGGCCCGTTTTTCCGCCAGCGCTTGCGCGTAGGCTTCGACGGACTCAAACTGATCAGCGGGCGGGACTTCCCTCACCGCAGGTGCCGGCGGCGTTGCCGGTTGCTGAATCTTTCGTTCCCACTTGCGCTGCTCTTTCGCAAGCCGTTTTGCGATCAGCGCATCAACTTCCTCTTGCGAGAAAGACTTGGCCGGCTGTTCTTGCGCAGCAGAGTCCGACGCCGCCGTCGCGTCGGGTGCCGTCACGGAAATATCAGCCGGTGCAGGCTGAGCGTCCGTTACGAGAGGTTGGGTATCGTCCATGTGATTCCGAAGAATCCCCGGTCAGCCTGGCCGGTAAGGTTTCGGCGCGACTATATCACGCAGGTTTGTCAGATTGCTGCGCATCTTTGATTTGCGCTTCGCCCTGTTGTTTCAGCCGCATCCAGAGGTCAACGGTGGCCTCCAGCGGCAGCTTACCCAGCCCCGCCATGATCAGATTGACGTCGTTGACGGACAGGTCGGTCAGGGTGATCTTGATGTCGTTCATGTCAGGCTTGGGTAGTTGCCCACGGCAGCGGCGGTTGAATGACCGGCGGGTTGATCTGGTTGTCGATCTGCTGCGCCACAGCAGCCTCAGTGGCGGCCTTGTCAACGCCGGAAGACCACACCCAGCCCAACACCTGCTCTTGCGTCAGGTCGGCGTAGGGCGTGAAAGAGCTGTCAGCTTCAGCGGCTTGGGTGAAAGAGCAGGTGGAGTACACCGTGCCGGTGTAGGCCCCGTCAGTGCCCGTGCAGCGCCATCCGCATTCGATGACGTACTCCGGCGGGGTTGCGGTGGTGGGGGTGGTGCGAAGCCATTCGATGGTCCAGGTGATGTTCATGGTGTGGTCTGCTTAAGGTTAATTGCGTCAGACCGCCACCGACCCATCCATGTCAGACTGCGCCATCACCCAAGCGTAGCACTTGTCCAAGAACGAGGCGCCTTGATGCGCTTCAACGTCTTCCAACGGCGCGTGATAGCGGCGGAAGTCGACTTCGCGTGTATCGTCTTCCGGCGTTGCCGTACCGTAGCCCGCAACGTCAATCATCACGCGGAACTTCGGGGCGCCCTGCCGCTGTCGGCTGACAGCCGCAGTGACGATGCGAAAGTAGGCGCCGGCAAACGCAACGCCGTATTGAGAGCTTGCAAGATCAACTTGAATGGCCATGATGTTTCCTTACGCGTAGATGACTTCAGAAGTTTGCACAGTGGCCACCCAGCGAATGTTGGTGGCGGCAGCGCCGGTTGCGGTCACGGCAAGACCTCCGTTTGTTGTGTCTGCCGACAACGCAAGGGTCCATCCAGGGACGTTGGAAATGACGGTCACGGTTGACGTGACCAGGGTAGTCGATGCTGCATTCGCCTCGCGTCGAATCAGGCCCGATACGGTCCAGGCTGCAGATTGTGTACCGCCCGATGCTTGTTGTCGTGCAACGACGGTCCCAGTAAATGTAAATGCGCTGTTGTTCGGAAGAATTACCTGATTCGCTGTGCCGGGTGTGCCGTCGTAAACGTTCATCACCAATGGTGTCGCGTCTGTCGTCGTGCGCTTGAGCGTCAGCAATCCAAATTGGGATGACCCTTGGACAGCGCTAAAGCCATTTGAAAAAACGGCTTTTGTTTCAATCCCGGCGCTTGTGCCGAGATACCCTGTAACGAAAGAACTTGTGCCAGAAGCTGTATTGGATGCGCCTCCAACCGCTGCCGCTTGTGTCCCGCTTGCCGTGTTTCCCGCGCCCCCAATTGCCAAGGATGACGATCCGCTCGCCAAATTTGTCGGGCCAATTGCCACCGCCCCGGATGCTTTCGCTCCGTAGGAACTCGTATTGCTCGCAATCGCAGCCGCAAACGAATCTGTTCCCGATGCGTAGCTGCCGCCCAAGGCCATTGCACCGGAATTAGACGTCGCAACAGAACCTTGTGTACTTGAATTTTGGCCTATTGCGGT